ATAGTCTTATTAAGTTTATCTTTATTGCTAAATGCATATAAAGCCGCGTTATAGTCATGAGGAAATATCTCCCATGATAATTTATCTTCTAATGCTAGATAAATTTCTAGCTCAAATTTATATTTTTTATTAATGCTAATAGTTTTTACAATCTTACTTGCTTTTGGCATTTTTCATATCTTTCAATTTCTTAATTTCTAAATCACAATAGTGTTTGATCTTCTCTAAATCTTCTACACCATTTTTGTGTAAATATCTACAAACATATTTCACAACGTTGCCTTGGAAGAATGATAAATCATTTTTTGAAATAAATTCATAAGGTTGAATGTGAAAGTCTTTGTAGTGACTCCCACCTATTTGTTTGTCTTGAGGAAAAGCTTCCTCAAATATATCTTTACTTGTCATAGTTCGTATCCTCCTTTTTTTGGGTATATTATGTGTAATGATTCTTTTGCTCTAGTTGCTCCAACATACATTAATCTATGTTCATCAGTTGGATCTTTTTCGTATGCATCTAATGCTGCTTTTGTTAAATCCATAGGAAGAATTACATTTTGTCTTTCGTTTCCTTTTACTCCATGTATGGTAGCTAATTGTATTCTTGCACCTTTTTTTAAATCTTCTCCCCTGTTTAATAACATTTCTATTTTTTTAGTATCATTAGCACCCATCCTTGAAAAAGCAATTTGCCATGGTGCTTCTGTTTTTAATCCAAAATCTTTTTTTAAAATATCTATATCATAAAATTTGTTAGGAACCATTGCCTTAAACATTTTGTTGTTCCAATCTTTAGTTAACATTTTCTTTTTTATACTATGACACTCATCATATGACAAAGGTATTCCTTTTTTTAATCTATTCTCATACAAATCAATTGCTTCAAATTTATCTTTTAATGGATTATCTTTTTTTATTCTTTCATAATAAATATTATTATCTTGAAAGTGTTGTTCAAATTCATCTAATTTATATCTATCTCTACCAAGAACTAACCATTCTCCTTTTGATAGATCAATACCATCTATTCCATCATGATACATAACAGAACCTTTTGTGTTTGTAGGTGTCCAAGTTTTTTGAATTCTTTTTTCTTTTGGTATTTTATTAATAATTTTATTTGCAAAGTTAAATATATTTATTGGTACACGATAAGATTTATTTAAAACTTCTTTAGTTCCTT